TGAGTTGCCGTGGTATGGTCTCGTTGCCAGCGTAGAAACGGTTCTCACTGAAGTCGAAGAAGGTATTTGGTATGTGAAGCCAAACTTGGGTCGTGCCACTGGCACCGCTCCGGATGGTCGCCCATACTACTGGTCAACTGTAACACCAGGACAATTCACTGGTGCAAGTTCACAGAATACTTTCTTGCGTAATCGTGACTTCGGTGTTGACTCAACAATTGCTTACCCAACCTCAAAGGGTGACGGCAAGCAGTTGACAGTATCTTTACAGGGTCCGCAAGACGACAACTGGTACTGGAACGTCGGTTATACATATACCGAAGCAACCGAAGTGAATACGCTGACTTCTTCGCAGGCAGCAAGCAACTGGAACAACGCAGTTCGTGTTGATCCAAATGCCAATGTCGCTGAGAACAGTGTATATGCTATCAAGGATCGCTTCACAGCAACGGTCAGTTATCGTAAGAAGTTCTTTGGTGATCTTCTTTCGTCGGCTGGCTTGTTCTATGAAGGACGTATTGGTAAGCCATTCACTTATACATTCGTCAATGATATGAACGGCGATGGTCGTGTAAATGACCCCGTGTTTGTTCCTAACAGAGGCGATGTGACATTCACTGGTGGTGCTGCAATGGAAAACGCATTCTTCACTTACTTGGAAGGTAACAAACAACTTGCCAAGTATCAGGGTGGAATAGCTAAAGTCAATGGCAGCAATGCTCCGTGGGTACATACCGTTGATCTACGCTTCTCTCAAGAGTTGCCAGTATATGGTGGCATGAAGGGTGAAGTGTGGCTTGACGTTATGAACGTCGGAAATATGATCGACAAGAGTTGGGGTCGTATTGAAGAAGTTGGATTCCCAGGTGCAAACGGTGTTGTACGCTTTGCAGGTGTTCAGAACGGCAAGTATGTATATGACTTCCGTCAAAGCGATGTTCGCGATCTCGTATTGCGTGACAATCGTGCTGAATCACGTTGGGCATTACAGCTCGGTGTTAAATTTAAATTTTAATTGACACCGCAATTAAGGGAGAGGAAGGTAGTCTCCTTCCTCTCTTTATTAAATCGTATAAAATATTTAAACAAGGAGATAATATAAATGAAGAACGTAATCATCGCCGGTCTCGCCGCGCTTGCACTCACTGCTTGTGGTGCTAAAGAAGAAGCCGCTGTTGAAGCAGCTCCAGAAGCCGAAGTTGCTGTAACTGAAGCTCCGGCCGCTGAAGCCCCAGCAGCTGAAGTTCCGGCAGAAGGTGCCGCTGCAGAAGTTGCTGCAGTTGAGGCTCCGGCCGCAGAGTAATAAGTAAAATTATTACACTAAAGAAAAGGGGAGACTTGTTCTCCCCTTTTTTTAGCTATTGACATTTTAAGTTTCATAGGTTAGAATATATAAATCAAAGGTAATTAATAATGAGATTCTTAACAAGGAAGTTAGTTCAACCACAGGATTTAAATGTTCGTGGAACATTATTCGGTGGACGCTTACTCGCGTGGGTAGACGAAGAAGCGGCGATATTTGCTGGTGTCGAAGCAAGACACAATAAAGTCGTAACAAAAAGTATTTCAGCAATCAATTTCATAGCGCCTGCCTTTCAAGGTGATATCATCGAGATTGGTGTCGCATTAAAACGCGTAGGCATAACTAGTATTACGGTAGAGGTACAAGTTCGTAATCTAGTTACGCAGAAAGTAATAGTAAATATTGATGAAATGGTTTTTGTTTGTGTAGACGAACAAGGAAAACCAGTACGGCATAGTTTAAGAAAATAGGAAGCGTGGTAGAGCGGTTGAATACGCAAGTCTTGAAAACTTGAAGTCCTTTACGGGACTCGAAGGTTCGAATCCTTCCGCTTCCGCCAATTTTTATGAATGATATATTTGTTATTGATGATGTAATATCAAAGAAAGATCAAGACTTTATTGAGCAGACCATGTTTGCTCAAGGTCTTTTCTGGACTTTCTTTCCTGATGTTGCTTTAAGTGAAGAAGAAACACGATATCTCGGAATCACGAAAAAGACTCCAGCGATCGGTTGTTACATCAAACAAGAAAATCCTCCCTACTTATTTAGTTCACTCTACTATAAAGTTGAGATGATTCCGCGAACTGCGTGTGAGAAAGTAGGGAAAAAGCTAAATGTAATTCTAGATGCTCGATCTTTCTTAATGTTTCCGCTTCATGATAAAGCGAGAAAGGAATATGATAACATTCATGTAGATCGACCAGATGATCACTGGGCTTGCTTGTATTATGTGAATGACTCAGATGGTGACACTGTTTTGTTCAAACAAACAAAAGAAGATATGAAGACACTTGATGATTATAAGAACGCGAAGTTTGAAGTCTTACAAAGAGTCACTCCTCGAAAAGGTCGAGCAATTATTTTCAATGGCAATAGATATCATAGTAGTACGGCACCTACTGAAGGTGTTCGTTGTATTTTAAATTTTGATTTCAGGTGATAACATGGCAGGAAAAGGAAGTAAGCCAAGACCATTAAGTGTTCCAAGAAAACAGTTTGATGAAAATTGGGACAAGATTTTTGGAAAGAAAAAGCAGAAAGACGAAAAGCCAAAGTAACATAACGCCCATATGGTGGAATTGGTAGACACGATGGTCTTAGAAGCCATTGCCGAAAGCGTGGGAGTTCGAGTCTCTCTATGGGCACCAAATAAGAGCGAGCAATAAATATTATGAAAGAATGGAAAGATGCCGACCATAAAGTTTCTTATTACTATCAAACCGATACTGGTAGAATAGTAGGACAGATTCATAACTTAGCGCACACTACGATTTACGCAGCTAAGATTTTGAATCAATCAAACGAAGAATTATATCTCGGTCAATATATTAATGGTCAGTTCGCTAAATTGGCTGTTGAATATTATTGGAACGTTCAGGAAAGGACTTTACCTTTCGAAAATAACGGTTGACATTTCAATTCTAACCTGTTATAATAGTATATAATAAATCGGATATTAGCTCAGTCTGGTAGAGCACCTGCTTTGGGAGCAGGGTGTCGGCGGTTCGAATCCGTCATATCCGACCATGATTTTCGGGCGTGTAGCTCAGTTGGGAGAGCGCCAGCTTTGCAAGCTGGATGTCGCAAGTTCGATCCTTGTCACGTCCACCAAAAATATGCCCGACACCTCTGCAGCGATGTACGTGTCGGTTATCTTGATTTTGCGGGATTAACTCAGTGGTAGAGTAGCGCCTTTACACGGCGAATGTCGGGAGTTCGACCCTCTCATCCCGCACCAATTTAAATTAAAGGAGAAGCAATAATGGGAAATCTTAAGAAAGAATTTAACGCAACAAAAATCACTGTTGCTTTTATTGTTGGTTTGCTTTTAGGATGGACTATTGGTGAAGCGCAAGCGAATCCTTATGAGTGGAAAGTTGTTCGTGTTCTTGATGGCGATACGGTAGAGTTTGTTCCAGACGCGACTGTTTGGAAAGTTCCAGCTGAGATTGCTGCGAACCCACGTATTCGTGTCTTCGGTGTTGACACTCCAGAAAAGGACGGCCAGTGCGACAAAGAGAAAGCTGCAGGTTTAGCTGCGACTGAGTTCACTAAGAAGAAAGTCGCCGAAGCAAAGAAGGTTCAGATCTACTTGCTTCCGAAGAGTGATCGTGGAACTGTGAAGGCTTTCGATAAATTCTCAAACCGTTACTTAGGTGATGTGATCATCGACGGTCAGAGCTTATCGAAATTGTTAATTGATAATGGTCATGCTCGTGCTTATTTTGGCGAAGCAAAGCAGAGCTGGTGTAATTAATTTTAGGAGCGATATATGGCAGACGTTCTCTTATTGAACGCGAATGCCCAGCCAATTAGCTATTTGCCGCTCAGCACGATTGAGTGGAAAGACGCAATCCTGTACATGTATCAACAGAAGTGTTCTGTATTAGAGTGGTACGATGATTGGTTAGTGCGATCACCTTCGTGGGAAACAAAAGTTCCCGCTGTGATCATGCTTAAAGATTACATTAAGCAAAAGACGCAGGTTCGTTTCTCAAAGTACAATGTATTCTTAAGGGATGAATACACTTGTCTTTACTGCGATGATGAAGTAACTCGCAATAACGCGACACTCGATCACGTAATTCCGCTAAGTAAAGGTGGTAGAACTGATTGGTTGAATATTGTTACTGCGTGCGGTCACTGTAACGCGACCAAAGCAAATAAGATGGGTATCCAGCCAAAATACAAGCCATATAGGCCGGATTATTGGGAGCTGGTCCAAAAAAGAAAGATGCTCCCCTTTACAGTGAAGCATCCTTCTTGGCAGAACTGGTTAAAGTTCTAAGACGGAATCAAAAAGTTATTACGACGTCATTCCGATGAGTTTACTTTAGCGTAGGCTTGAGCACCAAAGAATGCTGCTACAAGTGCCGACACTGACACAAAGTAAGTCGGCGCGATATCACCAAGGATCTCGGCCGCTTTCTCCAAGCCAAAGTATGTCGCAATAACAACTGCAAAAGGGTAGAGGAGCATACCTCCTAATGCAAACCAAGCCATCGATCTGATTTGGTCTTCCCTCTTGTCTTCATTTTCGATCTTTAACAGTTTCTCATGCTTCTCAAGTTCGGCGTCAGTTATGACACCGTCATTGTTAAGATCAGCCTTTTCGAGACTGGATCCGTCCTGTAATTGTTTCGCCTTTTTCATTTATCCCTTCTTAAGGAATGTCCATGCACCCCAGCCAATTGCTGCGAGAGCTACGTATAATGACATGGTATCGTTCAACGTGAGAAGACCTACGGCAACTAAACCTAGGCCATCCCATGAAGTACGCTCTTTCAATCTAGCTTTAAGCCATACTAATGCTGTGTTTAACATGTGGGCACCCCTCCTTAAGTAAAAAATACCCGAAGTATTTATAAATAACCATATTCGTTGATACGTGTAATAGGAAGTTTGGACGTGGGTTCGACTCCCACCTTCTCCACCACTACGGGGAAGAAATGGCTTCGACAGGCAACTGAAAGCACGAGGAGAATCGGCAAAGCTTAAGTCGTTAGGACTAGGGATTCCTGGTCGAAGAAGCAAAACCTATAAGTGCAAACGATGACACTTATCTAGAAGAATACGCCCTCGCGGCCTAATCTTCCGAGGTCATGCCCCAGCCTTGTAACCAAAATGGGGCGCTTTATATTTGAAAGGAGTGATGATATGTCCACTAATTTAAAAGAACTCACTAAAGCACATCACGACAACGCCGAGCGTTCTGAGTTCGCAAGTCTTTTAATCAGCGGCGAAATTAGCCCAAAGCTTTATCAAGAATATTTGCATGCGCAGTTATTGAATTATGAAGCACTAGAAACTGCGATCGAAGTTCCTGCTGAGTTAGAACCAATCTTTCGCGCAGACGCAATCTTTGAAGATCTTCAAGAGCTCGAGAGAATTTATGATCTCGTAGAAGTTGTTGATAATCTTCCATCAGTATCTGAATATGTCGCTCATATTCGTGCGCTATCAGATAAAGGTGACAATAAAGCATTGCTTGCGCACCTGTATGTTAGACACTTCGGCGACGCTCACGGCGGACAGATGATTAAGAAGAAGGTGCCAGGATCGGGTAAGATGTACGAATTCGAGAATCGTAAAGAACTGATTCAACAGGTTCGCGAATTATTGAATGATGACATGGCTGAAGAAGCTAAGATTTGTTTCGAGTATTCTGAGAGACTCTTCATTGAGCTCATCGATCGTTATAACAATCATCCAGAAAAATATCCTTCCGGTGAAGAGCTATTGTTAGCCGCCGGCGACCGAGACGAATGGTAAAAAGAGATGTTGATCGAGACACCACTACTCAATCAATTGAGAAAACTGTCTCAAGATTTTATTGAAGAATTTAATACTTACTTAACACCATTCGACAATATTAAACACGTTCATAGATTCGAAGGCTGGGAAGATTACTTCTGGCATTCAGATGTAGTACGTAAATGTCACTTAAAGACGATCGAGCCGAGTAAGAACACAACCAATCTCTGGTTGATGCACATCAATATATTTCCACACACTAACGTAGATCTTCCAATACTTGGTTTAGATATCGTTTCGTCACCAACTAAAATCAGTGGATGCTTCTTTGACTTCTCACCTACGACACCGAAACGACATCTTTACATGAATGTGTTTGAGTCGCTTACAAAAGATTTAACTTGGAAGAAACAAAGAGAACTTCCACCTTGGGCAAAAGAAATCTTCTCAGAATATATCATTGGTGCCGGCAGTGTGAGAGAAGGTCCTGAAACAGATCAATTAAAAGAAGTCACATTAAGATTGTTGCGATATTATGTTCAACGTATGGATGACCCGATGTTTCAAAAAGAAGGACTCGATACTCGAGAAGCTCAAAACAAATATTGTCGCAATCAAAAGACAAACGCTCAACTACATAAATCTATATTAGCTATGGGTATTAGTGAAGAAGATAAGAATCAATATGTTGAAAACGTTTTATTCGAAGAGATCTGAAAATAACTGTTGACATTTACTCTGGTCTGTGGTAAGATTAGAAATTAATGTGTAGGAGAAATATTTAGAATGTCAGTAGTTACAATTACACCTGAAAAGATTCATCATGACATCTCAGAACTCATAGCAAAAGGTGTTCCCTACATCGATGCTCTCGTTCATTATGCTGAGAAGAATAACATCGAGATCGAGTCGATTGCAAATATCGTGAAGAAGTCTTCAATCTTAAAGGAAAAAGTAAGAACTGAAGCCGTTGGTTTAAAGATGGTGAAGAAGAATGAGAGTGACCTCACAGATTTATGCTAATGACCAGTCGTTCTTAGCTTACGTAAAATATCTGGCATTTAAGAAACACTTCACTACTGACTCATACGATTACAAGAAATACAACGGAAAAGTGCGAGCTTCGTTCGATACCTTTAGCGCTCGAAACGACACGTTCTTTTTTCATAAGCTTGCGAAACGAGAAGATTACGAGAATTTAATTCTTGCGAACGTTATCGTAAAACCAGACATTTGGATTCGAGATATTCTCGAAGAGGAAGGAGAAGCGAGATACAATGAGTGGAAGAAGAAAATCGACTCCCTCGGTTACGTATTTAAAAGTGAGCTCGCTCATCTTCAAGACGACTACCAACAAAATTTCATATCACCCGATGGTCAACATCCCTACATCATGACGATGTATCTACAAAGAAAAATCTCTCTCGAGACTTTTACGATATTAACAAATGTCGCAAAAATATTTTCTTACTGGGATGAAAAAATAGTTGACAGGATCGTTGCGCGTGATATAATTAGATTAGCCAGGAAGTATAAACCCTTCTTGGTTATTGATGAGAAGAAGTTCAAGAACATTGTTCGCGAACGATTTTTATAATGTCAACATAAACCGCAATACACTGCTATACATAGGAGAAAAAAATATGGCACCTACTAATTTTGATTCACTCAAGAAGAATCGCACTAAGTCACTTGAAAAGCTCAACGAGCAGCTTGACAAGATCTCGACGAAAAGCTACGCTGATCCCAACGAAGGTAAGTTTTGGAAACCCGTCCGTGATAAGGCTGGTAATGGATTTGCAATTATCCGTTTCCTCCCGGCTCCGCAGGGTGAAGAGATGCCTTTCGTTCGTAT